CATAAGCAATACCATATTCTCCAGCTGCCGTATTTGAATCTGCGATTGCTTTACAATGTGAATTGATGATGTAAGGAATACCATCGATTGTCTTATTCACATAATCAATCGAATGAACTTTACGACCTTCTTGAGTTTTAAGTCCAGCAAATGCACGTAAGTCATTCTTGTTCAAGATAAGAACTGCTCCGCCTTCGACTTCTTCATCTCCACCATAAGCGAAGACAATGTCATCTAAACTTGTATCTGTAATAGCAACAATTTCAAGAGGTGCTTTATCAGCAAGTGCTACAGCTGCATCACTGAAGATTCCAGTGAATGTGTTTGAAGTTCCTGCACCACGTAAGATTTGTTCACTAATTTTCTTTTTAAGTGAAATGTTGATGTTACGAAGTACTTCTGCTTGATAAGGAATACTTGGAAGCTTTTCTAATTCTTCGGTGATTTCTGTGTAAGCAGTAATTTTAACCTTGGTAATTGTTAAATATCCAAATGCTGGTTCAGTTTCACTGTAAGGTTGTCCTTCAAGTGTAGTGCCAGCGATACCGTTTGCTTTCACAAATGATTTTTTATATGTCTCTCCACCATTGAGGTTGATGACATTTACGCGGTCTACTAAACTTGATACTTGAGCAAATGGAACTGGTGCTAAGCCTGATGCTGTGTGTTCTGGAAGTAGAATTTCTTCACTCGATACTTGGATCACACGTTTTTCTCTTAATTGTTGACCTCGCAACTCTAATTTTTCTTTGTCAATTTGAGTGCGATTATCAATGATAATTGGTTTGATTTCAGTTTTTGTAGCAATTGACATTTTTTTGTCAATCACACTTCTTTCTTCTTGAAGGTTTGTTGTTTCTGATTCTAGTGCTTCCAGTTTGACTAGATCTGCTTCATTATCAACAAGACCTCTAATTTCTGTTAATCGACCTTCTATTTCTTTTCTTCTTAGTTCTAAATTCATGCTTTCTTCTCCTTAGATTTGTGATTTGATTTTGATTCTTTTTTTGATAATTGTTGATTGTTGTTCCTGCTCTGCTAAATCCATAGTCTTTAGTTCTAATTCCATAGACTCTAAAGAACGAGCATATATACTAGTTGAATCATATGCCGGAGTATCCACAACCGACACATCATACAAACGTTCAATTTTCGTGATTGTTCTTTTCGGAATTGCACCTTCACGATTCCAAACTTGCTCATCAACTGTAAAGGCAAAACTCATTTTATCAAGAAGGCCACTTCTAACCATTTTGTAAATGTCCTGGTTAGTTAGAGTATCTAGTAACTCAGCTCTAACTTTTAATCCAATACTATCTATAGTTAATTGAAGTGATTGATTCTTGGTTCTAGCGATAATTAAAAAGGAGTCCATATGATTGTATTTCATAGGAACATCCTTCATTTTCGTTTCTGATAAAGCTCTTGAGTCTATTTCTTCTATAAATCCATAGCTTTCATCACCGATAAGTGTTTCGTTATTAAAGACAATCGCATATCCTTCAAGGATCATCTTTCCTTCTGACTCTTCTAATGTAACATCAGCTAATCTAGTCTCTCTTAGCATCTGCTCTTACCTCCACTTGTTTTGGCTTAGGTTTTTCTTGTTTTATTTCTTTGGTATATTCATACTCAAGTTCAGAATCCTTATATGAGAGTCCTTCAAGTTTTTCTTGTTTACAAAACTCATCAATGACCTTTACTTTTTCTTTTTGTGATTGCAATATAACTTTAATTGCATCTTCTGAAATTTTCCCATTAACCGTTATCTTCATTTGTTTTTTCCTCCTGGTTTCCCACTTGATATAAATTCGCTTTATCTGCATCTACAAAGTTAAGTGATTGTAGTCGCTTGTTTCCGCCTTCAATAGGTTCTAATCCTAGTAATGCTCTTGATTCGTTGAGTGACATGATTCCTAAGCTCATCAGCTTCTCAATAGCAGTTACCTTCGTATTCCAGGATGCATATTGAAGTCTTTCACTAAAGAAGATGATTTCTTCTCCACGTTCTATTTGATTATCTGTAAGTAATCCTAAAGAAAAAGCCTCGCTTAATTGAATAGCAAGAGGCTCAATGGTTGATTCATAAAATGAGTTGAATTCTTCTTCAGTATATTTGCTTGTAAATATTGGAACAGATACTCCAAAGTAATCTAGAATCTTAGACTGTAAAAATTCAAGTGTGTCCTTTTCGATAAGTTTTGGATCAACGTTCAAGGGAATATATTCCGATTTAAGATCTATTGGAATAATAGAACTCCCTTTTACATTCATTGATTCAGATAATGCAGCATCAAAAAGGTCTCGTTGTTTTTTCTTATCTACTTCTGATAACATTCCATTCATCTTAATGATTCCACGGATCTGCATCGATGATTTAATGGCATTGTCTATTCCCTGGAGTAAGCTATCATTAATTGAGATTGTTTTCAGGATTGCTTCATGATCACCAGATGATCCTGTTCCACCGAAGATATCATTTTGTCCGTAATGTCTTCGCAAGTGGATTATATTATCATATGGCAAGATGTATGACTCTCCATTATCAAACAGAAACTTAATATAATATACATCAGATGTGTCAACAATCATCTCAACTGTTACTGGTCTTAATGGATAGACACCTTTAAGCTCTCCAGTTTGTTTATCAAACTTAGGATAGATAAATGCATTATCATTTAGCAGTAACAATGTAATTGTTTTATAGATAAAATCATAAGGTGTCATGATATCATTCGGTTTATATTTCAAAAGAAAAGACAGTCGACCTTTCTTCTCGGTTACTGTCTTATCGTTTTCAGTTTTTATAAATCTTGGTTTTAACTTTGCACATTGACTTGCCACTCGATCAATACATATCTTAACCACATCACTATTGGATATATTATTTCCAAATGGTGTATAAAATGTATTAAGATTGCTGATTAACTGGAGTGCATCAAATGACCCAGTCTTACTTTTTCGTTTAAATATTGCCATTGAACCGCCCACTTTCTTCCAAAGATATTGATTATTTAATAAATATATGTTATTTTATATTTGGCTGTTATCGTAATGAGTATCTTACCTATTATGTTTCCAAATGCACCGCTAACGGTTACCATTTTATTCAATATATTCTTGAAATCTAAAGGAGTGAGCATAAAAATGGAACTTAAGGTATGGTGGAAGACTTTTGTGATGGTGCCCAAAGGTGCATTAAATTCATAGGGTATTTGAAAGTTACATAACGGGCACAATCGTCTTGAAGGTTCAACTCCTTCCGCCATCACCATTTTATAAATTAAAGGTTCTTTGAACCTTTTTTTTATAGCATATTCTCGTAATCAAGCTTATACCTATTTAAAACTGCATAAGCAATTATCAAAGCTACAGTACCATCTATCCGTTTATATTTGGAGTTTAACTTTGATGGTTGAATGTTTCCATTTAAGTCTACTTTGGCTTGAGTATTAGCTAAACACCATTTTAAGATTGGATTATTGTTATAATTTACAAGGCTGTTTTTGAGATCTGCTTCAAGCTGCTTCATTGGTTCAGATAGAGAATAAATTCCCTGTCTTACTTTCTCCATATTGAAACCCAGGTCTTCCATTTCTTTTATCCAGTACTGTGAGTTCCAAGGATCAAATCCAACCCATAAAGGTCTGATACCGTAAGTTTGTATCATCTTCATGAACCATTGAGTAACAAGACTAAAATCATTTTGGTTTCCCTCTGTCAAAGTTACCAGTCCCCTTTTTACCCAAATATCATAAGGAACATTATCTTCAGTAATTCTTTTTTGTAAAACTTCACTTGGCATAAAGAAGTGAGCTAGAATATACTTCTTGTTACTTTCTTTTTTCTGAATAACTAGAATAGCTGCAGTTAGATCCGTTGTTGAAGATAAATCTACACCACCTATTGCATAACTATCTCTTAGATCATCTATATTATATGTTTCATCGTTATTTAAATCATCAAAATTAAGCCAAGAACCAGAGTCCGCTTGTTTGATATTAAAGTCTTTGCAAAGCATTGTTACTCTTGTTGATAAGTCATGCTTTGATTTATTCATTACATCTTCTAGATAGCTATTTAACTTTACTACTCCTATACTGGGATTAGATTTCTGCCATGTCTTTTTATCCTCGTATATCTCGTTCACTGAGTCTTGCGTATAAAGCCAGGGAAGAACTCTTTCATCTTGTATCTCACCTTTAAGCATCTTACGACTATAATCAAGCTTACTATCTAAAAAACCACCGACTGTTGTCCCTTCGGTGGTTATGATAAATATTAGAGGTTCTTTCTTTGTAGATTGTGATTGTTTGATTGCATCATA